CAGAGAACTATGCCTGCCACGTAGATCAGATGATGATGGGTATTGATAATATCCGTCAGACAGACCTTAACCGCAGACAGGGACCTCACACCAAAGACCCGCGCCAGCAGAGAACCAAGGTGATTGCAACACAGGCAAACATCCACCAGGATGCAGAGTTTTCAAAATCATTCATGCGCAAAGGAGTATGGAAAAACGAGGCAACAGGCACAGATTCCGTGTCTGTTGCATCCGGACAGTTTATCAAGTTCAGCAACGGTAACAGTGACCCGATCGCTTTCTTCCAGAACAAAATGACTGAGATCAATGAGGAAACCGGCCGCACCCCTAACAGACTTGGATTGGGTGTAAACGTCTACAATGCGTTAAAAGAGCACCCGGCAATCCTCGAGAGGGTAAAATACGGCGGTTCTACTCCTAACCCGGCAAAGGTAAATCTTAACGTACTGGCACAGCTCTTTGAAATTGACAGAATTGTTCTCGACAGAACCGTTCAGAACAAAGCTGGATTAGGACAGAATGCAGATATGGGATATATCGGGGATCCGAACTCATTCCTGTTAGCATACGCGACAGACACACCTTCCATCGAGGAGCCTTCTGCAGGTTACATCTTCACATGGGATATGCTGGAGAATGGAATTTTGCTTCCGGTTCTGAATTATCCTGGCACACCTGGAACACATTCAGAGCTCGTTGAGGGTCTTATGGCATACGACATGAAGAAAACCGCAGATGATCTCGCATTCTTCGGTTGCGACGCTGTATAAGGAGGTTCGCCATGAAATTGATTGCAAAGAAACGCTGCAGTTATGGCGGCAGAAAATTCTTCGCAGGGGATGAAATCCCGGCAGACATTGTGTTAAATGTCGAGAGGGAAGAAAAACTCGGCGTAATCTCAATCGCAAATGACGAAGCAGGGGTACCGGAACAGTCCGGTGCCCTTTATTCGCAGGAGCAGGTAGACAAGATGATGGCCGATGCAGTCGCCAATGCAAGCAAAGGATTTACGCAGGAGCAGGTGGACGAGATGATCCAGTCCGCAGTCGCAGAGCTTAAACCGTTCGACTCCGACAATGCCGGTTTTACCGTGACAGTCAAGGGCGAGGGTGACAATGTGACGGCGGTTTCCTGCAGTGCAGAGGATATTCAGTCTGTGGTCGATGTACTGCAGATGAATGCGGACGATGGTGCAAAGGCAGTAGCCAACGTACAGTCCGACAGCGTTCTGATTTTGCTTCACGCCTTAGACACACGCGCTACGGTCAAGAAAGCGGCTCAGAAACAGCACGACACTTTATTCTCCGCTGACGGCAATTCAAACGAATCCGTAGGCGGTAACGCAACCACAGACAGCATTACGGAGGGAGCTGATACCTAATGTCAAAAGGTGCATACACATATGAGCCGGGAAACATCACGGAGTTTGGCAAAGACCGTATGAGGTTTGAACTTGGAGACACGATGGTAGAGGGCCTGGCAGATACGACGGCATTGACCGACGAGGAGATACAAGCAGCAATCGACGCATACCCGAATAAGTGGAAGCGTGCGAAGCTGATGCTTCTTGAAAGTTTGTGCCGTCGTTTTGCGTATGAGGTCAACACAAAGACCGGTCCTCTCAGCCTGGATATGAATGGCAGGGCGAAACTTTGGAAAGAAGATTACGACAAGCTGAAAAAAGAGGTCCAGGCAGAATCAGTGTCAGTGCCACGGTTCGGAAATGAGGTAGATGGTCCGCCTTACTTCCATACCGGAATGCACGAAAACGAGAGGGTGTGGAACGGATGATAAATGCGAGATTTATGTATTTAAGGCCGGGAAACTTATTCAAGGATTTTGTTGTCGAGTCAAATACGCAGGTTGTAACAGCGAGCGGAAGGGTAGTAAACGACCCGAAAGGAGACGGCTCAAAGATTATCAGAGGATGTCTTGCCGAGTCCACGAAGGAACAGAAGGAATCTCATTCAACGAGAGACCGTGTTTGCACCCATACGATTGTGCAGGCGGGAAGTCCGGAAGCAAAGAAGTCCGATAAACTCATACTCGGAAATCGCACGTTTTACATCATCGACCTGGACGAGGTGGGTAGCTTGGGTATATCCACAATCTACTACGCCGAGGAAAGGAAGGATGTCAAGTGAAACTGTGGAACGATGGAAAAGTAGGGAGCGCAGGAAGTGCCATAAGGGCAACAGTCAAAGGACAGGTAGCCAAAATCAACCGGCAAGTCGTAGCCAGGGGCGTTAGGGCAGTGAATGCTATGAGAAACGCAGAACTGGAAGTGCTAAAAGGCCAGAGAAGCGGGCGAACATATCGCAAGCCGCACAGCAAAGCGACCTACACAGCTTCGGCACCAGGAGAACCACCGGCAAGACGTACAGGAAATCTCCGTATGCACTGGAATGGCCAGGTAAAGAGCGAAGGCAGTACCGCTGGTGGTGGAGTCCAAATCATTGCAGAGCTGGAAAGCCAAGAGAAGTATGCTGGCTACCTTGAAAACGGAACGAAGAAAATGGCAGCAAGACCATTCGTAGACAAGATCAAGGAGAAGGCAACCCCGGAAATTGAGAAAATTTACAAGGAGCCGTATGGCTAAGGAGGCATGATATATGGCACTGGTAGTAGAACAGCCGATAGCAACCTTCGATTTGAGCGAGATTGCCAGGGGCGATTTGGTCTATGGCAAGCATCGCACATGGCCGGAAGGTAAAGCCGGATTTGTAACATCAGCCATCGAGAAGGAGCTGATCGTCCAGTATCATCCGGGTATCGGCAATGTAACTAATCACTTTCGGATTCCCATTGACGAAGCAGTAGACGGTCAGTGGGAAATCCGATATTCACACGATATGTCAGAGGTTAAGACCTACGGCATC